GAAAGCCCTTAGTCCTAAAAACGAAGAGTTATGGGACGAAATATTCACTCCCGAGCACTATCAACGGACCGTAAAACACATTGACCTTGGTCTGAAAGAAGGCGGATTCCAGTGGTGGGACTTAGAACCTCTACGCTACTCATTTATAGAGAAGTTAGGGCCTGATCTAGGGAATTCTTCATTCCTGGACTTTGTTCAGATTACTGGAGCACTCAGCCCTGGTTCACAGGTCCCATTAAACATAAGAAGGGCCGCTTATTTCTACCACCTATTACGTTCCAGCAAGAATCCTGCACAAGCAATGCTGAAATGGGAGCAGGGGGTTCCTAAAGGAATGGGTCACTACATGCCTAAAACCCATCTGAAGGGGTTGGAGAGGGTATATGGCGATCCTATGAACCAAGGACTCCTATCCGTTAAGGGGAGCAAAGAGTCTCCCAAAGCATCCAGCATGTCATGGAACCTCTTGGGGAATTGGGGAGTTCCTACAGTAGATGTACATATCATGGACATGATGACTGGTACGGGCTACCACAAGTTTGATCCTCGTAAAGGGAAGGCTGCAGGCAGGTCACCCGAAGCTACCATGTACGCAGCCCCAGAAGAGGCACTGATAGATATATCCCGTAAGAAGGGAGTACTACCTGCCCAAGCACAGGCCGCTGCCTGGGGTTCATGGCGAAAGAGGGAAAGGGGTTTAGGCGAAAGCGAACCATTCTTGATCCTATTTGAGAGGATTGTAAAAGACACAGCCCGGAAGAGAAATCTTACGCCGGACCAAGTTTTAGAAAAGTGGATAAAAGGGAAGATACCCCTGGCCTCTGTACTACCTATGGGAGCCACTCAACTCGGCACAGAACTGGCCGACGATATCTTTGGAGAAAAGTTAATTGGCTGAATATACAAAGAAGAAGAGATTCTCTGGAGAGAAACTATCAGAGGAAGATCTCGTATCGAGAATAAAGGACGAACTGACAGAGTCCCTCGGCTATGGTGGTGACGAACTCTCCAGACAGAGAGAGGTTGCCATGGAGTACTACTATGGTCTTCCCTTTGGCAATGAGGTCGAAGGAAGAAGCCAGTACGTAGACTCGACAGTCTCCGATACCGTTGAATGGATTAAGCCCTCCCTGATGAGGGTCTTTGGCTCTGGGGATGAGATGGTTAAGTTCAACCCTCAGACCCCTGAAGACTATGAGATGGCCGAGCAGGCCACAGATTATGTCAATTACGTATTCACTCGATTAAACCCTGGCTGGGAGATCCTCTACACCTGGTTCTCCGATGCACTCCTCCAGAAGAACGGCATCGTAAAGGTCTGGTGGGATGAGACAGAGGAATGGAACAGGGAAGAATACATAGGCCTCTCCGACATCGAACTGGAGGCCCTGGTCGTAAAGGAGGAAGTCGAGGTCCTGGAGCACACCTCCTATGACGATGGCCCGGTTCCCTACCATGACGTAGTCATTACNCGTAGGAATAAAAAGGGCCAGGTCAGGATAGAGAATGTCCCACCCGATGAGTTCCTGATCGCCCGGGAATCTAAAACCATACAGGACTCAAGGTTTGTCTGCCACCGAGTAAGGAAAACCTTATCCGATCTAAGGGAAATGGGCTACGACGTAGACCCTGAAGACCTTACAACCGGCAATGACGATTACCCGATCTCTCAGGGAGAGATGCGCTCCAGGTACGAGTTTGACGACTCCTGGAACTTCGGGATGGACGGTGCCATCAACATGGGTGACGGGACTGTCCGTGAGTACTGGCTGCACGAAAGTTTTTTGAGGGTCGACTATGACGGGGACGGCATTGCAGAGCTAAGGAAGGTCTGCACCGTTGGGAGCACGGTCTTAGCTAACGAGGAAGTTGATCGTATCCCCTTTGTCTCTGTGACACCCATAAAGATACCGCATAAGTTCTTCGGTCTGTCCGTAGCTGATCTTGTTGAAGATCTGCAGTTGATGAAGAGCACTCTGATGCGAAACCTCATGGACAACATGTACAACCAGAACTACGGTCGGTACGCAGTCCTTGAGGGCCAAGCTAACCTGGATGATTTGCTGACGCAGCGCCCAGGTGGTGTGGTCCGGGTCAAGAGTCCCAACGCAGTAATGCCGTTAGCCACACCAGCCTTAGAACCCTACTCATTCCAGATGCTTGAGTACCTTGATTCCGTCAGGGAGTCCAGGGCCGGTGTTACCCGGTACTCTGGTGGTCTGAACGACAACGCTCTCCAATCCCACACGACTGCCTCAGCAGTTAACCAGGTCATGACGGCTGCCCAGTCAAGGGTAGAACTCATTGCACGTAACTTTGCAGAGACTGGTGTCAAGGAACTGATGAGAGTGATCTATGAACTACTTCAGAAGAACCACGACTATGAGACTGTCGTTCTCCTGAGAGACACCTGGATTGAAGTCAGGCCTGATGCCTGGAGGGACAAGGCCGACTGCACAGTTTCTGTTGGCCTGGGAACGGGAAACAAGGACCAGCAGATGATGCACCTGTCCCAGATGATCCAGTTCGCCTCACAGTCAATGGCCGGTGGTTTGAAGATCATCAACGAGAGGAACCTCTACAACATGGGCGCTGCCCTGGTCAAGACCATGGGCTTTATGAACGTCAGTGATTTCCTCACTGAACCACCCCCAGAGGAAGGTCCCTCTGCCCAGGAACAGCAGCAGCAGATGGAGATGCAGATCAAGCAGCAGGAACTTGAGATCAAGGCCGCTGACGTGGAAGTTAAGAAACAGAAAGTACAACTCGAAGCGCAGAAGGCCGCCGTGCAGGCACAGCTTGATGTCGCAGAGTTGGAGATGGAACAGCAGCAACAGAGGGCTGTAGCCATAGGCGATACCTAGTGCCTAAGAAACTTGAAAGTTGTGTTCGCAAAGTAAAAGCGAAGAATCGTAAATCCAACAAAAAGGTAAACCCATGGGCCGCTTGCGTAGCAAGTACCGGTCTGAAACCTCACAAACGGAAACGCAAAACTTGAAACTAAACGGATCAAGGGAAGAGGACGCAAAGCGTCTTCTCACGAACGATCTTTTCGTGGAGGCCTTCAAGGTCCTCCGTGAAAACCTAACTGGTCAGTGGCATGGTTCCACCGTCCACGATGTAGAAGCCAGGGAATCTATCTGGCTTGCTTTAAGACTGCTGGACAGGATCGAGGTTCATCTATCGTCGATTATAGAAACAGGCGAAATGGCTCGAATCATGGANCAGCAACACCCCTATATTTAAGGAGANNNCGTGGATACGCAACCAGCCCCACTTGAAAACACAGAAGGAACAGTTGTAGAAGCAGAGAAAGCACTTCTAGGTCTCATCACACAAGAGGAAGAGACTGAGGAAGTAGAAGCCACTGAAGAGGAAGAGTCTACCGAGGAAACTCAAGACGAAGAACCGGAAGAGGAATCTGAGGAAGAAGAATCCGAGGAGGGGGAAGAACCCGAAGAAGACGAAGAGGACCTCCTGTACGCCGTCAAGATAGACGGCGAAGAACAGGAAGTTACCCTCGAAGAGCTTACAAAAGGTTATTCCCGTCAGAGTAGTTACACTCGAAAATCACAGGAACTTGCAGAACACCGTAAGGAATTCGAGACCGCTAAAGAACAGATGGTCGGAGAATATAACCAGATTCAGCAAGAACGAACGCAGTACGTTCAAGCACTTCAGCAACTCATGGAGAATCAAATGGGTGCTCTTGGACAATGGAACGATGTCAACTGGGAACAAATGAAAAATGAGGACCCTATTGAGTACGTGACCAAGAGAGAAGAGTACCGTGAAGCCCAGGATAACTTTAACCGGGTGCAGCAGGAACAACAGAGAGTACAGCAGATTTCCATGGCCGATAACCAGAAGCAACATCAAGAGATGGTGCAGAGGGAATTCAAGGCCCTGGTAGACGTACTTCCTGAATGGGGAGAGCCAGAAAAGCAAAAAGCCCTGGCTAAAGACCTTAAATCCTACGCAACCGATAGTGGGTTTTCCAAGGAAGAAATTGATGCTCTAGTGGACCACCGTTCACTCCTGATGCTCCGTAAAGCATTCCTTTACGACCGGCTTCAGAAAACTGACGTTAAGGGGAAGAAGTTAAAGAATAAACCCCGAGTGGTTCGTGCCGGAACCGGTAGAGATAAGTCCAGAGAAACAAAGCAGAAACGTACTACAAAAATGCAGAGGCTCCGCAAGACAGGGCACGTCGATGACGCCGTGTCTGTGTTGGAGGGGCTAATGGAAAACCTCTAAAGGGAGATAATTAAATGGCAGTTGCCACAAACACATCCCTGACTTTCTCCTCATCGAAGATTCGTGAGGAAGTGTCTGATGTGATTTACAACATCGCCCCAATGGATACACCCTTTCTTAGTGGCTGCAGCAAAACCAGTGTTGATAATGTCTACTTTCAATGGCAGACAGACACCATTGGCGCAGGCGCAGCTAACCGGAAAATTGAAGGCGATGACAACATCACCGCCAATGCCAGGGTCAATCCGACGTTGTTGGGAAATCGCACTCAGATAAGTCAGTACGTAAACCAAACGTCAGGCACTGATCAGGTCATGGACTATGCAGGTCATGGCCGACAGCAAGCCTATCAAATCGCCAAAAATGGCAAGCGCATGAAGAGAGACATGGAATTCATGTTGACCAACAATGTTGCTCAAGTAGCAGGCGACGCAACCACAGCAAGAGTTAGTGCTGGTATCCCGGCTTGGTTAAATTCTAACCATACCGATGGTGGGACAGGTGGTTCTCCTTCCGCTGGTAGTCTGGGTACGACTGCGATGGTAAATGCCGCAGGTAGGGCATCCATCACGGAAGCCAATATCAAGGTCGTTATCAAGCAGTGCTACGACTCGGGTGGTAACCCGGACTTGATCTTGTGCCCGTCTAACGTCAAGCAGGCCATCTCAGGTCTATCATCTAATGCAGGTCCTGGTTATCCGCTACGGGTAGCCGCTTCCACATCTGGTCAGGCAACCGCTGTAAACGCAGTGGACGTCTACGTCAGCGATTTTGGCACGTTCAGAATCGTCCCAGATCGAAACCTTGCTACAGATGGTCCTGGCGATAATGCCGGTAATGTTTTCTTCTTGGATATGGATTACTGGAGTGTTGCATGGCTCCGTCCTTTCCAGACTGTTGATCTAGCGAAAACGGGGGACTCAATCAAACAACTCCTGTTGGCTGAATTCGGTCTGATTTCAAAGAACGAAAAATCAAGCGGTATCCTGGCATCTGTTCAGGCGTAATTAAGAGAAGGGGGTGGGGCAACTCACCCCCAACTTAACATGGAAGAACTAGAAAAAATAGCAAAGGAAGTAGAGGCAAAGAGAAAAAAGATACAAGCCAAGAAACCTAAGACCGGACCACAAACCACCCAAGAGTGGTTGGAGCAGGGTGTCAAGGAAGGTAGGGGTTCTGGGTTTGGGAGAAAGATATATGGCATCTGAAACACTTGTCCTCGATAGAGACAAGGTTCGTAGAACCGACATGCACTTCGATGAGGTAGATAAAACAATCACCTTTAATACCGTCCAGGACGTTGGTCCTATGCTGGAAGAGAACAAGGCGAAGATGAATGCGTACGGTGACAAACTCTCCCTCGGGAAGAGGGGGGAATGGCATCACACTGCTTCTATCCCTATTACAATTTGGGAAAAGTGGATGAAGGACACCAACGGGGCCATAGAAAAGGACACTAAATTACTGGCCGCTTACTTGAATAACCCAGACTATAAGTATTTCAAAGTAGCCCCAACCAACCTATAAGGTAAAAGATATGATTGACGTTAGTAATGTTTTCAAACCAGGGGTAACGCACACCTTGTCTGCCACCACCTCCAGTGGTGCGACCAGAACTTCAGCGTTCAGCGACCAAGTTACTGTTGTGATGCTCACAGCTACTGATGACTGCTTTATAGCATTTGATATCGGGGGCGGTCCGACTGCCACCACGTCTTCAGTATTCATAACCCAAGACACACCCTATATATTCGGGGTTAGTTCTGGGTCCATGTGCGCTGCCATAACATCTGCCAGCACTTCCACAGTCTACGTTACTGAACTAAGTCGCTAGTGAGGCAGGTTGCTGTAGTAGGCCTTGCGCCTTCTACACATGATGAAGCGCCCTATGCTGACCCTCACTGGGAAATGTGGGGACTCCCATGGGACGAGGAGGGTTGGCCATACTTCGACCGTTTGTTAGATATCCATCCCCTGGAGTGCATCAGAGAAGCAACCCCGTCGTTTTATCGTCGGGGATATGAAGACAGGCTCCGGGAACTGGAAGCCCCCCTGTATATGCAGGAGGCCTACCCCGACATCCCCAACGCACTTGAGTACCCCTTACAGGAGGTTTCCTCTGTAGTCGGAGACTACTACAACTCTTCCATAGCCTACCTCTTGGGAATGGCTATTGCGGAGAAGGTGGACAAGATCGGTTTGTGGGGGGTCGACATGAATTCAAAGGGTGCCGCCGGACATGCCAATGAGTATCGGGATGAGCGTCCTAACTGTGAGTATATGCTTGGGTTTGCTCATGCACGTGGAATAGAAACCTACCTACCTGATGCCTGTCCCTTATTGAAATTTAATGGTGAATTTCCCCTCGGGAAGGTTATACCTAAATACGGACACCGTTATGGATACCTGGAAAAGAATTAGATGGCTATAGGAAATTATGCAGAACTAAATACCGCTGTGGCGAACTGGCTAAACAGGGATGACCTGACAGACCGGATTCCAGAGTTTATTACGTTAGCGGAGGCTAGGTTTAACCGTGCCCTTCGCATACGGGCTATGGAGGGCTTATACACAGCCAACACGGTCAAGGACCAGAGGAACTACAACCTCCCGACTAACTACCTGCAGATGAGATCCTTCAGGATCAACCAGGACCCAAGGATAGCGCTGTCCTACGTAACCCCGGAAATAATGAACCGGATATGGGCAGGCAGTGATGTTGGTATTCCCAGGGCCTACACCATAATGGCCAATGACCTTTTCCTGGGTCCTTCTCCGTCAGCCATATACGAAATGGAGATGGACTACTACAGGAAGTTCGATGCCCTTACCACAAGCGCAACCACTAACTGGGTTATCACGAATGCCCCGGACCTGTACTTATACGGGGCACTGTTAGAGGCGGAGCCATTCATAATGAACGACGCCAGGACCGCTTTATGGTCTGGAGCATTTTACAAAGCTATAGAAGACATCCAACTACAAGACAGCAAGGACAGGCACTCAGGATCTGAGATGAGGGTCCTTAACACCTCTGGTTACCCATAATGGCCGCTGCACCAATTCCATGGAGTAGTGCTAACACTCCCATAGACTGGGATGTCATAGCAATCAACTGGAACACGGCTGCCAAGGCNAACTCAGGAACTTACGGAGCACTTGCAGACCAGGCCGTTACCGTCGAGAGCGCATTATCCCCTNCCATTACTTTTGGNGTTTTAGCCGACCAGGCAAACACAGGCATACTAAGTATAGGGACTACAGGGACATTCGGTGCCCTGGCAGAGACTTCCGGATCAGGTGGTATGAGTTTTTCTGCCAGTGTCTCTATGGGGGCGCTCGTAGATCAGGCCATGGTCATGGGGCTAACCCTTGCAGAGACAGTATCTCTAGGGGCGCTCGGTGACTATGTTAACAATGTCACCTACCCAGAATCTGTGACTGTTGGCGCTCTTGGGGACTGGTCTTCTGCAGATGCGTTCCTGTGGAATGAGAAATCGGACGTAACAACAACCTGGACAAAAGTACCATAAGAGGAGCAGTGCAAATTGGATTTTAACCAAACTTTAACGGCCCATGGAGGCTTACAAATGAATGAGACAAGAGATGTAGATCTTAGCCTCGAAAACTATTGGGAAGTGGTCTGCCATGACTCAAACGGGGTCGAGAAGTGGAGAGAGAAGAACAAGAACCTGGTTACTACGGCAGGCGCAAACTACATACTGAGTGGGGGATTGGACGGAGGAACTCAGATTACTGCCTGGTATGTTGGGCTTAAAAACACTGGGACCGCTGTGATAGCAGATACTATGGCATCTCACAGTACATGGACTGAGATCGTACATACAACCAAGTACTCAGAGACCGTAAGACAGACCCTGACATTGGGATCTGTTACCGGGACTACAACGAGCAGCATAGATAACGTCGGCAATTTAGCGACCTTTTCCATGAACGACACAAGCACAGTAGCTGGTGCGTTTGTTGTCAGCAACAATGCTACGTCCTCTGCAACCGCAGGAACACTGTACGGTGTTGTGGATTTTGGTTCCTCAAGGGCCGTTATCAGTGGGGATACACTGACAGTCACGGTTACGCTTACTGCCAAAACAGCGTAGTAGGAGGGTCTAATGGCTACAGAAGATGCTAGTTATATTAGCGAACTAAATGCTGCATACCCAGCCGACGGTGATGCCGTCGGTGAGGGTGGCGGCACGACTACAGGAACAGGATCTACTCGGGGCCATCTTAATATGATTAAGTATGCCCTGAAGACCCAGTTCAGTGGGTTGTCAGGGACTACTGCGGTTACCGCCTCAGAAGCGGAGATGAATTATCTTGACATTGCCACACTGGGAACTTCAGAAGCAAGTAAAGTAGTAACAGCAGATGCAAATGGTGATGTTACTATTGCTGA